GCGTTGTAGCCCCTTGCTGGAGGCTTGGCACCGTTCCTGAGTACCGGGTCATTCTGGCGTCGTATGGCGATGATCTGGCGCGTCGGCACGGTCGCCGCACCCGGCAGCTTATCTCTCAGCCTGAGACATCTGCCATTCTCCAGTGCCGCCTGCAAGCGGACTCTCGCGCCGCCGATGCTTTCGGCCTGACTAACGGTAGCGAATACATCGCCTGCGGCATCATGAGCGGCGTCACGGGCAACCGAGCCCACGGAATAATAATTGATGACCCGATCAAGGGCCGCGAACAGGCTGACTCGCAGGTAATCCGCGATCGCACGTTCGAGGCTTACGAGGACGATTTGCTGACTCGTCTGCTTCCCGGCGGCTGGGTTGTCATGATCAATACCCGTTGGCATGAGGACGACCCCTGTGGCCGCATCCTGCCTGAGACGTGGGCTGGCGAGTCAGGCGACATCCTGTGTCGCGATGGCAACGTGTGGCGCGTGCTGTGCCTGCAAGCGGAGTGCCAGACGGCAACAGATCCGCTAGGACGCAAGGTCGGTGAGATGCTTTGGCCCGAGTGGTTTACCGACCGCCATTGGTCGCAGTTCCGCATCAACCGCCGCACATGGTCCAGCCTGTATCAGCAGGTTCCCGCGCCGGCAGAAGGCATCCTGTTCCGCCGAGACGACATGCTGACGTATGACCGGCTGCCTGACAATCTGCGCATCATCGGCGCGACTGACGCGGCCGTGACGCCGGATGATGGAGACTGGACTGAGCATGGCGTTGCAGGCGTCTCTGAGGACGGGGACATTTTCCTGATTGACTGGTGGCGCGATCGCTGCGGTCCCGAGCTTTGGATCGAGCGCATGGTGAATATGATTGTCGATCACCAGCCGCTTATGTGGATGGGCGAGGTCGGGCCGATTCGCCGCGCCACCGAGTGGGCAATCAAAAAGCGCATGGCCGAGCGCCAGGCTCGTTGCCGCATGGAATGGCTGCCGCACATCGGTGACAAGCCGACCAAGGCGCAGTCGATCATCGCAAGCTGCGGCAGCGGACGCCTTTACTGGCCGCGCAAGCCGTGGGTCGCCGAGTTGCAGCGCCAGTGCCTGGTATTCCCTGCTGGCCAGCCTGATGACGGCGTGGACACGCTGGGGATGCTTGGCCGCGGTGCTGACATGCTTGGCCGTCGCCGCGTCAACAAGAACAGTCGCAGCACGCAGGTTCAGCCGCGCGTGAGTGGTTCTGGCGCATGGATGGCGGCATGAAGCTATACGCCGTAATACGTGACTATGGTTACGAAGGGATGCGCCCGCCGAGACTCATTACTGATGACTTGGAGTCGGCCAAGAAGGCGCTTGTGTTGCTGGATCAAACACACTGTATTTTCGAATACGAACTGAACGTGCCGAGCGAAGAATTCAAGAGTCCAATGGCGTGATGGCTGACGAATCCAAAAGCACAGAAGCCAGCACCATTCCCGCCGAGGTCCGCAAGCGCATGCAGATCGCGCAGGAGGCGTACTCTACTTCGCGCCAGTCCGAGCTTGATGACCTGAGATTCCTTGCTGGCTCTCCCGACAACAACTGGCAGTGGCCCGCCGATGTACTGGCGAATCGCTCGGGACAGAACGGGCAATCGCTGAATGCTCGCCCTACGTTGACGATCAACTGCCTGCCGCAGCACGTCCTGCAAGTCACCAACGATCAGCGCCAGAATGCGCCGTCCGCAAAGGTTATCCCGGCTGACGACAAGGCAGACGTTGAAGTGGCCGAGATGCTCAATGGCGTGATTCGGCACATCGAGTATATGAGTGATGCGGATGTCGCCTATGCCACCGCGGCGTTCAACCAGGTGACGTATGGCGAGGGCTATTTCCGCATTCTCACCGAGTATTACAACGATGTGAGCTTCGAGCAGGATATCCGCATCGCGCGTATCCGCAATTCGTTCAGCGTCTACATGGACCCGATGATTCAAGACCCCTGCGGTAGCGATGCGCAGTGGTGCATTATCACCGAGCAGATGACGCACGACGAGTTCAAAAAGCAGTATCCGAAAGCCACCGACATCTCCGCGCTTGAGCTTGGCGTAGGCGATGACAGTTTGCAGAACTGGATCACAGAGAAGTACGTCACCATCGCAGAGTATTTCTACTACACGGATCGTAAGGTGACGATGTGCCTGTTCGATGATGCCGGCGTGCAGATGCCCATCGAGAAGGGAACGGCTCAATACGATGTGGCGATTGCGAAGGGGCTAAAGCCGCTCAAAGAGCGCCCCAGCGTCATCAAGCAAGTGAAGTGGTGCAAGACCAACGGTTACGAGGTGCTTGAGGAAACAGACTGGGCTGGACGCTGGATTCCTGTCGTTCGCATCATCGGCAACGAGTTCGAGGTAGAGGGTCAGTTACAGATCAGCGGCATCGTGCGCAACGCCAAGGATGCGCAGCGCATGTATAACTACTGGGTGTCGCAAGAGGCTGAAATGCTGTCTCTCGCGCCCAAGGCTCCGTTTATCGGCTACGTTGGGCAGTTCGAGGGGCAGGAAGAAAAGTGGAAGTCTGCCAACGTCCAGAACTGGCCGTATCTTGAGGTTCAGCCGGTAGTTGATGACGCCACGGGCAGCGTATTGCCATTGCCGCAGCGCGCCGCGCCTCCCATGCCGCAATCGGGCATATTGCAGGCAAAGTTAGGCGCCGCTGACGACATCAAGAAGTCTACGGGCCAGTACAACCCGTCCCTAGGGCAACAATCAACCGAAACCAGCGGCAAGGCCATCCTGGCGCGTGAGCATCAGGCCGACACTGGCACGTATCACTACAACGACAACCTGCGCAAAGGTATCCGCTTCTGCGCGCGGCAGCTCGTTGACCTGATCCCCAAGACCTACGACACGAAGCGCATTGCCCGCATCATCGGCGAGGACGGCGAAACGGATTATGTGCAGATCGACCCGAATCAGCAGACGCCGTTTCATGAAATACGCGACCAGGCTGACAATACCCTCATCGCGCGCATCTACAATCCGAATATCGGGCGTTACGATGTGGTGGCGACGACTGGCCCTAGCTATTCCAGCAAGCGCCAAGAGGCGGCTGAGGCGCAATCTCAGCTTTTACAGGCCAATCCAGAGCTTTGGAAGGTGGCCGGCGACCTCTTGGTGAAGAATCTTGACTGGCCCGGTGCCGACGAACTTGCCAAGCGCATCAAGCGCACCATTCCGCCGCAGATTCTTGGTGAGGGAGACGAGGATTCGCCTGAAATGGCACAGGCCAAGCAGATGATCCAGGGCTTGCAGCAGGAAAATCAGCAAATGCAGCAGATGTTGCAGAACGTTCACAAGAGCATCGAGGCGCAGGACTCGTGGAACAAGGAAAACGAGAACATCATTCGCGCATTCGACTCGGAGACGAAGCGTTTGCAGGCATTCGAGGCGGCCATGACGCCAGAACAGGTTCAGGCCATAGTAACGACCACGCTTCAAAGCATCCTAACCAGCGGCGACTTGCAGCAGTCCGTTACCGCGCAACCTGAACAACCCGGAGTGCAATAATGGGCTGGAAATATGTAACGCTGTGCATGGGCTACCAGCAAATAACGTCGCTGTCGTCCTCTACGGGAATGACCGTGCCAACGAATGGGCCTAACGGACTGAGCGCCAAGCCCACTTTGGCCGTGATCATCCCCGAGGCGCAGGCGGTGCGCTGGCGCGATGATGGAACGGCACCCACTGCGTCCGTTGGCATGCCGCTGGCAGTCAGTCAGCCGTTGCACTATGACGGCGACCTCACAAAGATTCGCTTTATTGAGCAGGTTAGTGGAGCAAAGATCAATATTGCGTACTACGTTTAACCGTAGCTGTGCGGTTTCACAGCGGCCCGTCGAGAGACGCGCATTCCCCTTGTGGAGCATTACATGTCAGACGAAGTAGTAGCATCGGCGCAAGCCGAGCCGGTCACGGATGCCACGGCGGCAACCGTAGACTCTCCCGTTGAAGGCGCGGAAACACAGCCGGAGGCATTGGTAGAGCAGGTTGCTAAGACCTTTACGCAAGACGAGGTTGATGCAATCGTAGGGCAGCGCTTGGCCCGCGAATCACGTAAAAGTGAGCGCGACATTCAGGCCAAGATAGACGAAGCCGTGGCGCGTCAGCTACAGCAACGTCAGCAGCCGCAGGAAGCACCTCAAAAGCCCAAGCCGGATCAGTTCACCACGACAGAGGATTATGTCGAGGCGCTGACTGACTGGAAGGCGCGAGAGGTGGTCAAGTCGCAGGTTGAAGAATTGCGGGGCCAAGAAAAGGTGCGGACGCAAAAAGCTCAAGCCGAGCAGATTGCGAATACGTACCGAGACCGTGTGGCTGCGCTGGCTGTAAAGCATCCTGATTTTGAAGAAGTTGCTTACAGCCCGTCGCTACCGATCACGGATGCAATGGCCGAAACAATCCAGCAATCTGAGCTTGGCGCCGAGGTTCATTATTTCCTCGGTAAAAATCCTGCGGAAGCGAAACGCATAGCCTCGCTTTCACCATTCCTTCAAGCGAAAGAGATAGGGCGTATCGAGGCCAAACTGGCTAGCGGCGCTCCACTTAATGTTTCATCTGCGCCAAAGCCGATCACGCCCGTTGGCGGTGGTCGCGGCGCCCCTATTACCCTTGATCTCGATGATCCCGCTTCACTGAAGAAAATGGGCACATCGGCATGGATAGAGGCGAACCGCGAACGCCAAAGACAAGCGTGGAAGGCAAAGCAAGGGTGATCCCCTTCATCCATACCGGAGATTGACATGGCTAACACGATCCTGACGATCGACATGATCACGGCGAAGGCTCAAGAGATTCTTGAGAACACGCTCGTGGTAACACGCAATGCAAACAAGCAATACGACAACTCGTTCGCCAACGAGGGCGCAAAGATCGGCGATACCCTGCGTATCCGCCTGCCTGACCGCGCGCTGGTGACCGATGGCGCCGCCCTGCAAGTGCAGGACGAAAACCAGCAATACACCACGCTGACCGTTTCCAGCCAGAAGCACATCGGCATCAACTTCACGAATGCCGAGCTTACGATGAAGCTGGATGATTTCGGCGATCTAGTGCTGAAACCGCGTATTTCGCAACTGGCATCCAGCATCGACGC